GTTCACTGCTGTGTTAGCGTTATTGTTCACCACTGCTGTGTTGTTGAACTGGTCCTTCTTGACTGGAGGAACATACTTTCTTCCAATCTTTACAGGTTCATGAATTTTCATGAACCTCAGACGCTTACCGATAGAATCGATCATTTGACTCTTCGTCATCTGGTCAAGTTGTTTGAGACCAACCTTTCGCGCGACCCTCTTAATATCGACACGCTTAGACGACGAATCAAAGAGTATCTCATAATCCCCAACGGTTAAAGGTGACTTCTTATCGACGAGGTACGTCTTGTTTGAGCTCATAATCAAAGGTGGGAGAGGTAAATTCCCTGCCTTGATATCGTCATAGACTTGGCATGTTTGTTCTTTTGTCAGTTTAATACTGTGTCCTGTGTTCATCTTGATGAGTTTTCTCAGGATGTCAAGATCTGCGTCTGGATCGCAAACCTCAATCATATATAGTAAACTGATAAAAAAAGTGTTATGTCGAATATCCAATTGTATACAATCGTAACTTCTCTTCGTATTCCATGCTGAAATCAAATATATCGGTGCATCCTATATTAATCTCTATCACATCTACAGGTGTTTTGAAGGTCTCACGATTTGATAATGCTGAACGAATGAGTATATCCACAAATTGTTTGGGATTATCAATACTTTCTCGATATATTTTGTCCATTTTAATTCTAATACACGTAACTTCGTGTGGTTTCTTATCTAAAAACGGTGTGAGTGGAAATTCTTCCTTCATCCCACCATCCACGTATGTATTTCCTTCGTAGTTTCCACATGCAAATATGAAAGGCACCGCCATGCTCATACATACAGCATCAATCACCTTCATAGTGGGGTGTGTATCTCGTGAAAAATAGACAGTCTCAGTGGTGTTCAGACAATACGCTGAAATATATATTTTAGTTTCTAATTCTTCAAAGGTTGGATCACAACCACATATGTCCACCAACTTTTTACGAATAGGGCCCATATCAACAAAACCAAATTTGTTAAAAAATGACCCTATGCGTATTTTAACAAAATTGGGGATATTTAATGATAAAGATATATCCAAGATTTCATCTATGGACATCCCCATTGCCAAAAACAATGCCAAAATTGCACCCGCTGAAGATCCAGATATTTCTTTCACATCTGCAAGTGAAGATTCACGTGTCTTTAAAGCACCAATGAGTGAAAATATTCCCATAGACGCTGGTCCAAGTACCAGATACTTCATCTTCTTACTTAATAGAACTGAGGAAATTGGCGACGCAAAAGCGCAAACACAACCGCAAACACAACCGCATGTGTCACAACAGCGGGGAGACTGGTCTGCCCGGAGCGGACGACACCACCCGACCCTGGGGGGAGAGTGAGCAACAGACCGGGGCTGAGAGCTAAGAAGAGAGTGGTGGTCACGAGAAGGTCGGTCTTGGTCAACACGATACCCATAGCCTTGGCGATGAGACTGTACACGAGAAAGAACACGAGCGCGTGGAAGAACACGGCGGGTGGAGCAGTTTTGCGGTTCATGAACTTGACGTTCTTGCCCGCGGTGGTCACGAGAACACCGGGGCTGAGCGCAAGAAAAAGAGCGGCGGGTATGGCAACTTTCTGAGAAGTGATATCGGGGAGCATTTAATATACGTCTATATATTTTTCCATGAACTCTGTAAAATGATAAAATGTGGCACCCCGCATAATCTCCTCGTGTAGTTCGTTATTATTGATGATTCGCCTGACATTTTTCCATATATGGTACAAATGTTCATCAAACCATCGTCCTTGTTCACGATAAGGGTCGTGTTCCTCGTAACAAAACGCAACAAAGTCACAGAATTCCCCTGAATGTTCGATGTGTGCATCGTAAAGGAGTGTCCTGATGGTATTCCACATCGCATGTAATTCTTCTGAGTATTCGACTTCCCAGTCTTCGATATTCAGAGGAGTGTATTCATTAAATTCATCGTCGTCACTCACATCGGCATCAAGGCCGTTGTTCGCTTCGTATACGTATTGGCTCCAGACCATGTTTAGTTACTTATCTTCTTTTTCGGGCTTCTCCTTTATACCACTTAGGGAGATTGAAGTGGATTCTTTCGTTTTAAGTCCATCTTTGATGGCATTTAGGGCTCCTTCGACCTTAGTTTCGTCTCCACCGAAGAATGTCATTAGACCTTCCTTGATGGCATCTTTACTCATACCAGACTTCCTGACTGATTTACGTATGCTAATTTTACCCTTCCTGAGGTTAATCGTATCGATACCTTGTTCGACCATATGCTTTTTTACCTTTTCCTTGAGACGTTTTTCCTCCTGAGTGAGAACCTTGATATCAGATTTCGCCTCGGTTAATTGTTTTGTGAGCTCTACCAGTTTAGATACATTCTCGGAGAGATCAGGTGCAACAGATGACATGGTTATTATGAAATACTAGAACTAAATCTTTAAGCGCAAAGTCCACGCTGCATGAGGTCAGGGACGATGGTGGAGTTGTTCCACACGAATGGCGCCTTGGGGTTGGGGGGGTCCTTGCGGATCTGCTGGTTAGCATTACGGAGGGCACCACCGACAGTCTCGGGGAAACCAATCTGCTTACGGGGTTCAAGGAAGTTTTGTCCCTTGAGGATGTCCTCTGGGGCAAACTGACCGAAATCTTCCGCCGAGGCAACCTCACGAGGGAGCAGGGAGGACGCGAGACCGGTACCCTTGTTCATACCACCACATATAGTGTCTACTGGGCCAGCCGAAGGGCCAGCCGAAGGGCCAGCAGAGGGTGCCATGCCGAAAGGCGTGTATTCACGCTCGACGATGGTGTAGCTTGACTTGTTGTTCATGGAAAAAAGGATGAAGATTAATGCAGCGACGGCGACCAACATGAAGATGTTCTGTGTACGACCCTTCATTATCTTTTATATACTGTTAACAAATTTTTTTATTCTTCCTCCTCGTCGACAAATGCATACTGGTCTGGGTATACATCTAGGATAGGATCTGGATGAACCTTGACCTGGACAATATTCCAGGTTGGGCCAAATGCCTTCTTGGCGAACCAAAGTCCGGCAAATTCGAGAATGACATTACAGTTTTTCCCTGGCTGAAGGGTCTCAAAGTCGACGAGCTCCTGCTGCGCGTTGTATACCTTGGTGACCTCGAGACGATCGCATGTCATCATACCACCCTCAAGGTTTGAAGTGTAGGCACCCTTGACGACACCTTCTGAAAGCTTCTTACCAAACCAGGTCTCACAATTCTCGAGGGCCGCCTCCAGGTTCTGAGTATCGATACCCTCAACCTTCTTGGTGTTCGCCTCTGATACGATATCAATCACGATCTCGCCTGAGACGTCGGCAACCTTCACCTTGTTTAGTTGAACAAAACACTTACGCTTTTCGTCGTTGAGAGCCTTTACGAAATAGAGGCCATCTTCACCTTTGGCTGGAGCGTTGTAGAACATTTATGTCTATATTAGGTTTCATTTCTTTAACCCAACAAACGGGATATTCGCAGCCTTATTGAGTAGCATTTTTGGTACCCACTGGTTTCTCCTGGGGTTATACCCATAGAGTGTTTTGGAGGTGTTCATATTCTTAGGGAGTGTTTTGGCATTTTCTGGGCGTAGTGAATATTCATTTTTCACATAGGCTGCGTTTGTGACATTCTTCCACTTGAGATTCTTTACGTTAAAACGTTTGTTTCCTGAAGATTTCTTGTATCCCTCTATATTGGTGTTTTTCACTACAGTTTTGAGACCATGTACGATTTGTTTGGACAGTTTATCACTCGATGGTTTAGTCGTGAAGTTTTTGTACTTCCCTGGCTCAACTTTCATGGCTTTGCTTATGGAAATATTTACTGGCTGTGTGGGTACTCTCTTCTTTGTGATAATCTTGGGGGATACCTTCTTGAAAACGTCATCCATGGAATTAGACACCTTGATGCGTTTATCGAAAAGCTGCGCCAATCGGATAAGTCTCTGCCTATCCCTTTCCTTCTTCTCTGGGCGAAGATTGAGTTTCTGCATCAGATAGATATCCTCAATAAGAAATTCCTTACTCGCTACAAGTATACGCTTATCATTTATCAATTTTCCAGTGTCTACATTACGGTATGTGATACCCCTCTTTTTCGTGAGTGCCACTTCATATCCAAACTCCTTGGGGCGCATAAAAGGGATGTCAAGAATGCCACCCATATTGAAGTCCTCAATCTTGTTAGATTTTGGTGAGAAAAGTCGCATATTTAAATCGAGTGCAAAAAGTTCTACATCGATGAAGATGTCACCCTTACCAGGTCGATTAGTGTTGGAAGTCTTCTTTTTCTTAATCAGGGAATATCTCCGTGTAACAAAAGGACCTTTCTGTTTGAAACCAATCCCCAAAAACTTGAACAACTTGGAGTGTGTCTTTTGCATCGACATAATTCGCTTGTTAATACGCAAATTGAGACGCTTAGCTAATTCCCCCAGTTTGTTCCATAGTAGGAGTTTGACTGCTTGTAGTTTTCCGAAATATTTATCATTCATCGGAATCCTGGGTACAAACTTTGCATCAATATCACTCGTGACGATTCGAGAGTTGAAATCGACATATAAATTGAATGCCTCTCCACCACTCACAATAAGATCACCTGAGGAACTCAAGAACTTGGTGAGATCCCCAATTGTGTCCAATATGATATCACGAATGGAATCAGTAACAAACACGTACATGATCTTTTCAAAATCTTTATCGATATGAGTACTTTTGACCCGATCACGGAACTTACCAAAGTCCCTCTGTAAGTTTCGATCGTAGTATTTTTTTAATTTAGCATCCTTGAAAAATAAATTTTCATTCATAAATTTATCAATCGCAGCCTTCGAATAAATCTTATCATCCATTATTATATCGTGATATAATAAATGGTATGCAACGTTATCGAAGAATGTCGGTGCTATTCATACACAGGTGAGAAGGAACAATTCTGTGGTGCGAGAAAAGGACCAAATGTTCTACCATGTCCGAGTGATTGTTGTGCGGGTGGTTGCCCTGATGACGGATCTAGACAACCATTTCGTTATATAGACAGGCCACCATTTGTCACATTAGGTAATCGTGGATTTGTCTTTTTATTATGGCTGATTGTGACCATGTCAATTATCTACTTCTTCAGACACTTAAAGATTAAGCAGGTAAGAAATATATAATGTCTCTTGAAAACATCGAACTCGAACTTACCGCCCTCCGCACCGATGTTAAGAACCTGGCCAAGCTTATTCGTAAGGTCAAGAACATTCAGGAAGACCCCGATGGTGAAAAAGCTAAGGCTCGTGCTGCCAACAACGGCTTCAACCGCAAGCAAGATGTGACGCCTAAGTTGCGCACATTCCTCGGTCTTCCCGCTGAAGAACTCATCTCCCGCTCGGAGGTGACCAAATTCATTAACAAGTACATCACCGAAAAGGGTCTCAAACATCCCGAAAACGGTCGCCAAATCGTCCTCGACGATACACTCCGTGACCTCCTCGCACCCCCCGCTGACGTTGTGGTTACTTACCTTAACTTGCAGAAGTACCTCAGCCCTCATTACATCAAAAAGGAGGCTTAAAAAATAAACACATTCTATACTAAAACATGGTGACTTTCCTTACAAAGGAGAGCGCTGAACAACTTGTTGGTACAAAAGTAAAAGACCTTGCTTTGTACCAAAGAGCTTTTACACATAAATCTGCTCTCAAGGAGTATGAACAATTTACAGAGTCCTTTGAAACACTCGAATTTATTGGTGACTCGGTCCTCGGGTTTGTCATCACTAAGTTTTTGTTTGATAGACATGAAAGTAAACAAGAAGGTTTCCTCACGAAAGCTCGTACCAAGCTTGTACGTGGTGAAACCCTGGCTAAAATTGCTACAAAGTTGGGTCTAGAGAAGTTTGTCATCATGGACGAAAAGGGGTTAAGAAATAACTGGAACAATAACCCCAAGATTTTGGAAGATGTTTTTGAAGCACTGATCGGGGCTCTGTACATGGACCTGGGTCTTCTTCACACGAAAGAATTCATTCTTAGGATTTACCAAGATCCTAACTTTGTTGATATGAACTCTATCATGGTGGATGATAACTTCAAGGACAAATTAATGCGCCACTGTCAAATTCAGAACTGGCCACTTCCCGAATATCGTGTCGCAGCACACCACGAGGGGTTGTTCTACATCGACATCTACATCAATGACGGTTTTGTTGCCAGGGGTGTCGCAAAGAGTAAGAAACAAGCTGAACAAAATAGTTGCATGAGCTACTTTCATGCACAAGATGAAGTTAAAAACTACAACTTTAATTAATGTAAGATGCATCCTAATGTGAAAGCCCTGCTCGAAATTGAGTTCGCCGCCCAGAAAAGTCAGGAGTGGCTTGCTCTCCGTGGAAACATGCTTACAGCGAGTGACGCGGCCACAGCCATCGGTGTAAATAAATATGAAACACCCGCTGAACTTCTCCTAAAAAAGTGTGGACTCGGTGAGAAATTCATGGGTAATTCAGCTACAAGACATGGTGAGAAGTATGAGGATGAGGCACGCATTCTATATGAAGAGAGGCACGGGGAGGTTGTACACGAACTTGGCCTTTGTCCCCATC